GCAATGTGGTAAATGGAATCGGAAGCGTCGCAAAGAAGGCAGGAGATCTGGTTGGAAAAGACTGGGGCTTCGAAATGCCGAGTGATCCACCGCAGATACCTAAATTGTGGAATGGTGGATATGTCAAGGCTAATACGCCACAGCTTGCTATGATCGGTGATAATAGGCATCAGGGAGAAATTGTATCACCCGAAGATAAGTTACAGAAAATGGCACTAAGCGCAGCACAGGCGGCAGCGGGATCGGGAGGATCCATATCTGCGGAAAAGCTGGATAAGATCATTACATTGCTGGAGACTATCATCAGAATATTGGCGTCAGGCAATACGATAGAAATCAATGGTGTAAAATTTGCGGAACTACTGAAAAAGATAAACAGGGAGTACTTTAAGGCAACTGGAAATTACCTGTTGCTGGATGTATAAGGAGGCAGCAGGATGGCATTTCAGGCATGGTTATTAAAAGTGGGAGATACTGATATTTCAAAGTATGTAGATATTGAGACCTATAAGGTGAGTCCGGATCAGCGTGCAGATCTGGACTCTGACAGAAATGGTTTGAATATTTTATACCGGGAAGTTGCAGATCATTATACAACAAAAATTGAGTTCAATACGATTCCACTGGAAGCATGGGAAATGACAGAATTTCTACAAGCAATGGAAAAAGCGTACATAAAGGAGAAGGAAAGAAAGGTTATTGTAACTTATTTCGATGTAAATACCGGAGGATATAAATCGGGAGAAATGTATGTACCAAATTATACAGTAGAGACAAAAAGTTGGAATGGTATGGAATTATGGTATAAGCCATTACGTGTTGCGTTCCAGGAGTATTAAGAGGGAGAGGGAATGATAGATTATAAATATAAAGATTTTTATAATGATACATCCGTATCCAAAAGAATGCAGATACAATGTAGTGACGGGAGTGTACTGAATGAAGATGACTGGAAAGGTGAAAGTGCAGAGCTTACTGAGAGACTATGCTCAGAGAGTGAACTAAGTTTTGGCAGGTGTGAGGCGAGTACTTTTAAACTGAGAGTCAGGGAACGAATAGTACCTCTTGCCGGAAAAAAGATAACCGTATCCGTAACATTGGAAGGAGCCGAAGAGGCTCCTTTTATGATGGGAGTTTATAAAGTAGATTCTGATGTACCTACAGCAGATAGAAGATGTCGGGATATTGTAGCCTATGATGCCATGTACGACATCCTAAATGCAGAGATATCCGGGTGGTATAACAGCCTGACATTTCCAATGACGCTTAGACAGTTCAGAGATAGCTTTTGTGCTTATGTCGGTGTGGAACAAGAAGAAATCACACTGGTCAACGATGATATGGTGGTAGAAAAAACTATCGATCCGGGAGAGCTCCCGGGGAAAACGGTTATTGAATCCATCTGCGAGATTAACGGATGTTTTGGGCACATCGGTAGAAATGGAAAACTGCGGTATGTGGTGCTGGAGCAGATGATAGAGGGGCTGTATCCAGCGGATGATCTGTATCCGGCAGATGACCTTTATCCTGCAGATCCGATGGGCACCACAGAGGTATCTCGTAGCCACTATATCTCTTGTCAGTATGAGGATTTTATCTGCCAGCATATTGATAAGCTGCAGATCCGTCAGGAGGAAAATGATATCGGGGCAATCTCCGGTACTGGCAATAACTGCTATATCATTGAGGACAACTTTTTGGTGTATGGCAAGTCTGCTGCAGACCTGCAGATCATCGCAGACAACGTCCTCAGCGTGATCGGTGTCGTATGGTACCGTCCGGCACAGGTGGAAGCCCGCGGCAATCCCTGCCTGGAGGTAGGGGATGGCATCTTGTTGCACACGACTCGGGAGACCATTTATACCTACATCCTGCAGCGCACATTAAAAGGCATACAGGCACTTCGTGACAGCTATACGGCGGAGGGCGAGGAATACAGGACCGGACAGGTCAATGGACTGCAGAAGCAGATTATCCAGTTAAAGGGAAAAACCAACACACTGACTAGGACGGTGGATGAAACTCGTCTGGAAATGAAAGATATCAACCAGAATCTGTCCACGCAGATCAGCATCAATGCACAGCAGATACTTACCAAGGTATCCAAGGACAATATCGTATCTGAGATCAATCAGACGGCGGAGAGCATAAAAATCAAAGCCGAAAGGATAGATTTGGTTGGTATCGTCAATGCAGATGAAATGGTAGTAAAATATGCGACCATTGAGAACTTGAATATAACCAAATTGGAGTTAAACAACCTGATTGCTACCAAGGCGACTATTGATTCACTGAATGCTGTCAGTGGCCGCGTGGGGAGCCTGGAAGCAGATCATGTGACTACATCTGATCTGTCAGCCGTATCAGCCCGTCTGAGCAACGTGGAAGCCAACTATATCAGCGCCAGCACTGTAAAGGCAGACTACATGGAGGTATCCAACTGGACATCCTCTGGGGTGATTAAAGCGGACAGAATCAGCGCTGCGACTATCGTAAATAAGCTATCAAGCGTTGATCTGGTCAGCGTAAGAGCAATGGGTGTCAGCGGGTACATGAATTATAAAGGTACAGTAGTTGCGTGGAGAACAAAAACCATTAGTGGGACTGTTATAACTTATTTGGGACCGGAGGATTAAGAGATATGAGCAATTTAGAAATCAAGGAATTTAGTCAGGCAATCGCAAATTTTGTAGAAGCATCTCCGTTGCCGGAGGAAGTTAAGCGCATGGCATTGCAGGAGAATTTGGCACGACAGGAACAGAAAGCCAGGGATGCATTGATGGCAGAGATTGCGGCCAGGGATGCTGCCGAGGTTGCAAAACAGGAGGTGAAGCAGGATGCAGAGAGCGTATGACTGGGAAGAGGATTACTGGGAGAATAAACCATCTATCAAAACAGCATTAAATAAGACCAACATGGACAAGCTAAGTAATGCGACTCGCATTATTGACGAGCGTGTGATTACACTGGATCTGACTAAGCTGTCAACTACAGAGGCTAATGGGATGATCACGGGAATTACCATTAATCAGGATAATGGCGATATTACGATTACGTATTATTCTGGAGCAACCAAGGTATTACATACCCTGATGGCACAGATTGCCATCAACTTCGGCTATGATCCGGTTACCGAGCAGCTTATTATCTACTTAAAAGATGGAACAGAACAGTACATAGATATGTCTGCACTCATCACGCAGTTTGAGTTTTTAGACTCGGATACCATTTATTGGACCATTGGGGAAGATGGCAAGGTAAAAGCAGATATAAAGAAAGGGAGTATTACGGCGGATAAGCTGCAGCCAGATTACCTGGCAGACATTACGGTACAAGCGGAAACAGCCAAACAGCAGGCCACAGCATCTGCAGCATCCGCAGCGCAGGCAAAGATAGATGCAGACCGGGCGGAGACCTACGCCAGCATCACAGAACCTAAATTTTATTTAGACGAAACCACGATGAACCTTTATATGAAGGATGGCGTGGGTGTGGATTTTGTAACTGACGACAACGTACTGTACTGGAAAGTAGCATAAGGAGGAGTGAACTATGGCAGCACCGGAAGGATATAAGACCCTCGGAAAAATTGGAATATCTTACAAGGGAGATTACAACTCCAACACTGCGTATGAGCGGTTGGATGCTGTATTGCACAACGGAAGTACATATCTGGCCATTAAGGATGCCCCTGACGGAGCTCCGAGGGATGACAAGATCAACTGGATATATTTGGCCAAGGGCTTTAGCAGCGATATTGGAGATTCCGAAATTACATTCACAGAGGCAGAAGCCCGGGAAAACATCAATACCGGCGAGAGTGTAAAGACGGTCTTTGGCAAGATCAAGAAGTTTTTTGCGGATCTCACAGCACCGGCATTTGCCCAGATGATCACTACCAAGGATGATCTGCTGGCCACCAAAGCCACCGGCTATGTCCCGGATGCCAAGGCGGTGGCAGATGCGGTTACTGATGTAACTGGCAATTTAAATGGTTTGAAATTTGCATCAATATCAACATCTGTTACTCTATTAGCGGCGAATAAACAGTCCTTTTTAGGCTCCTTGTCTGACTTTGGATTGCCAAACAATGCAAATGTATTTGGGGTGTTTGCAAATTGTGATTGGGCAGTTAATGTAAGATTTGCAAGTAATAGCAAGTTTTATGCATATCAAATTGCAAATGTTAGCAATGATGCAACATTTATATTAAATTTTGTTGTGGCATATAAATAATTAATTAATCCAAGGTATTGGGCTGCTTCTTCAAATAAATCTCAATCTGACAAATATGAGAAACTGGCAGAATAATACCGTTCCGTTGATGGGTTTAATATTATCGTACCATTAGATTTATTAATATAAATATTATGATTGTTGCCGCTTGTACCACCTGTTGCATTTGCTCTAACATACGCATTTTTAGGGTAATATGTCTTTGCAATATTGGTAATGATTAATGATCCGCTAGACTGCTCAGATGTAATTTGTACGCCTATTGTGACAAATACCCTGTTACCAATTTTGGAAATGCTATTATCGGAACTCCACGATACACAATTTACTAAAGTCAAATCGGCATCTTGGTTTAACTTGCCATTTAACGAAGTAAATCAGATGGCGGGCGCAGCCACAAGAGCGCAAGAAAGGAGCCCACATGGGTTACATTAAATTTAAAAATAAAGAGACCGTACAGAAGGTCATAGTATCTGAAGAGAGTCCTCATGTGATCAGAATCACCGGAGACAATCTCGTTGTAAATACTGACGGCTTCAGTCTCTATCTGGACGAAGATTGCAAATATCCGCTCGATAATGGTGAGTATGAGGCATACAATACTTTGTTCCGAGAAGGTGACGGCTGGTATGAGCTGTCCGATGACGGATCTGTCTATGTTGAGCCGGTTGCACCGGTGCAACCGGAGCCCACAGAGGAAGAACTGGCAGAAATGGCCAAACAGGAACAAATCCGACAGGTAACAGCACAGATCAATGACTTGAAGGTACAGATTGCTGCAAGCGACTATAAAGTAATCAAGACCTACGAGTATTCTCTGCTGGGAGAGCAGGCGGAATACGACATGGAAACAGTCCATGCTGAGCGCCAGAATCTCCGGGATCAGATCAACGCACTGGAGACGCAGCTGACAGAATTAACAGCAGAGTAGGAGGCTGCCAATGAGAGCAAGAGACGGACCCGCGTAATTACATAGTAACCATTGAGCCAAGAGCCGATTACTTCCCTGCCGGGAGGTGACCGGCTTTTATATTTGAGTGAGGTGCGGCATGAATGAAACCGAAATGGAACATCGACTTACTGAGGTAGAAGCCAGATCGAAATCCAATACTCATCGAATTGATAAGTTGGAGAGAGTGACGGAAGAGATCCATACCATGTCAACCACAATGATCCAGTTGGTAGAGGAAGTAAAACACACCAATGAGACGGTATCCAGCTTAAACCAGAAAGTTGAAAAGATGGATAGCCGTGTGGATGATATGGAGCGTGCCCCGGGAAAAGAATGGAGCAACGCAAAAAGAACACTATTTAATACTGCAGTAGGAGCAATCATTACATTCCTGATTACTGGACTGATCTTTGCAGCTGTCCAGGCATTTTA